TTTCTGATTGCCAAGAATCCAAAACATAAAAATCAGTATTAGCAACTAAATTTCTAACTCTTATTCCATCTACTTTACTATTTGTGCTTGGAATATAATAATCAAATGATACTGTATAACCAACTCCTGCCTGTAGGTTGAAAATGCCACAAAGATGATTTGATGTATTCCCACCTGACAGTGTAAATTTATACGCATTATTTACTCCTGCAACACTTTGTGCTGCCGCCCCTATTCCGTTGGATTCAAACAAATTTTCTGTACTTGTAAAATCTGAGGTGTACTGAACCACATCAGTATTCACCCAATCCGTCATAGTACCGTCCGCAACTTCCGCAGCAGTAAAGTCTGCTTCTGCGTTATCGCTACTTCTTCTTACCTTTACAACAGAACCGCTATAACTTGTGCTTAAATTCCTTAAACTATACGCAGCAGCAGCAGTCGCAGTATCTAACGGTAAAGGATCAAGCTCTCCATTAACCCAACTCTCAAGTGTACCATTAATTACCTCATTACTTGTAAAATCTCTTTCTTTATTGTCACTACTTCTCCTTACCCTTACAACGTCTAGATTATTATCAGTTAGTACATAAATAGACCAAGCTGCAACAGCTTCTGGATATAAATCTAATATATATAATGGAAATACTTGTGTATCTCCAATGTAAACTTTATTTACATTAGTTGAACCAATTTTAATTTTATTAATATCTAAACTACCTAAATTCATATAATAAAATATATAATAGTAGAACTTGGTGTTAAAACATCATATTCAGCTTGAGTACCAGCCCAAAATTTTAAGTTTATTGCATTATTATTGTCAATAACTCCTGCTGAAAAAAGATTTGTAATATCTGGAGTTGGTATAAGGTCTGTTTCAATTTTATTACTTACTCCGTTAATAAGACCTGTTATATCTGTTGGAATATGTGTATGTGAAACAGGAGCAGCACCAATATCAGATGGAGTTGCTCCGTGAACATTTCCTGTTTGGTTAATATGGTTGTCTAAATTAGTTTGTATTGTTTCATAATTACTATCTAACTCGTCTACTGCATCTTTAACATTTTGTGATACTAATCCACTAACTGTGTTGTCATAAATAACATTTTCAGAATTAAAAGTTGCATCAAATGTTTTAGGTATAACAGTTCTAACTGGGTCATTTCCGCCAAATTTAATTTCTACATTAGGTGAACCTTGAGTAGTATATGCTTCCCAAATGATTACAATTCTATCTGTTGCTCCAAAAGAAACTGTTGATAAAATAATTTCGTTTTCAAATATATTAAAAAAATCTTCACTTTCAACTAAATCAGTGTAACCACTTCTAGCTATAAAATTAGCAGGTGTTAAATCATTGGAGTTATAAACAGTAAATCTTAATCTTGGATTTTCATTATTGTTCCCAATCGATTTTCTTACTTGCCCTATTGTATTTATTGTTCTATCTTGAATAATTTCACTAACAACACCTGCATCTGCAATTAAACGACCTATAATGTCTGGATTATTTGAGTCTGTAGAAGAAATAGCTGGACTAGTAATAATTTGTTCTGTGTCATTATATCTTGCATCTTCAACATTTGTAACAAGTTGAAAATAAGTTTCGTTTCCTATAACTTCAGTAGTAGTTGTACCATATAAAGTAAGTGTAGTTTCTAATGCATCAAGGTCTACTTTATCTGCAAGTAAAGCTTCAACTTCACTTTGCGTATAATAACGATCATCTAAAAAATCGGTGCTAAGTACTAATTCATAAACAGAACCATTCCAATAATAAATACTATCAGTAGATTTGTCTATATAAAGTGAGCCTTTTGATCCTATATCCGGAAAATCTGATAACGTATTATATTGGCGTATAACACAACATGTTTTACGGTTTATATATCTTTTTATTTCGTTGGTTATGCTCATTATTATTTGTTTATATTAACCTACAATTACAATAATATATTAATTTGTTATTACAAATTATGTTGGAATATTTTTTATTACAATATTTGTTAAACTATGCTATAATTTATTCCATTAAATAACAAATTAATAGAACCATAATCTGTATTAATAACATAAGATAAAGCACCATCAATTGTTTCTGTTGAAAAAGTTTCTATAGTTATATTGTCTGTACCTGCGTTGCCAGAAGTATCTTTTATTGTTATTATTTGCCCTGTAGTTAAAGTTGAAATATCCGGTAATGTTTTAACGTCTCCGCCGCTATTAATATCAGTTATTAAATAAAATAATCTGTTTTTAACACTTGCTGAAATATTACTATTGCCGGATCCGCTTGTTAATACTTCAGAAGTAATTACATCAGATTTAACTCCTTGTATAACTAATTTACCTTCGTTATTAGTTATATTTAAATCAGTTTCGCTAGAATTACTAATTTCCCAATTAATAGTATTATAAGTAATATCTCCACATTTTTCACATTCAGTATTTTTTCTTGCTTCTAATATAGAAATATCATCAACAACAACTGTTAATGTAGCTGTTATTGTTGTATCTGCTGTTAAAAGTCCAATATCCCAAACTTTTGAAACATTATCCCAAGTTGTTCCAGCAGGTAGTGATGAATTTTTATATGATACTCCATTAGGAAAATTAAAAGAAACAAAAGTATTATTACTATTTATTGTACCATTATTTGTAGCATCAATGCTGAATGTAATTTCTTTACCGTTATATAAATTTAAAGGTTCTGTTAACATTTTTGTTTTCTTTTAATTATGGTGTTATACTTAAATCAGGTGTTGCATCTGAACTGCTAGTAGAAATATCAGGAGATATCGCTACACATTCCCCAGAACAATCATCACAAACAGTGCCATTTCCGCAAATAACACCATGACAATTACTTTTTATTAAAATAGTAACTGTTCCTTCTGTACTAAGCCCATCGCATGATATTCTATAAGTTATTTTACCAACTCTTTCGTCAGCTCCGTTTATACCATCTACAACAGAAAAGTTCAATTGTGTAGAATTAACATTTACATTGGTTAAATTATCACTGTGGCTAATTATAGTAAATGTAGGCTCTCCTGTACAAACTTCTGTACTAATTTTTGTGTTTTCCCACAGAATATGCCCAGATTCATTACATGCAACAGAATCTTCTTCACACAGTAATATATGACTAGCTACTAAACAAGGGCCATAGTCACAACCTGCAGGAGTTGAACAGCTTTCAGATGATGGGAAACAACAACAAGAAGAGAAAAAATCGTTCATTATTTATTAAGTTGGCAATCGCAGTTTAATCTTTTTATTAATGCCTTTGCTTTAATAAAATATTCTGCTGCGATTCTAGTGTGATTAAATTGTGCATTAGTTTTTATAAAATCAATATATGATTCTAATAAAAGAGATTTTTCCCTATCATAATCGTATTGTGTTTTATATCTATCTAAACAACAGATTAATGTAGGAATTATTGCCATAGTTCTTGTATATTTTATGCCGCAACTTTCAAAACATATTTCATACACTCCATCTTTAAGTTCTATTAAATTAGGCTTGTGTGTAAATATATCAAGTTCAGCCACTTTTTCAGTACTGTCGTTTACGATAACTTTATATGTTACAGGTATTTCATAATCTTCACCATCTTCCCAAATCGAAAAATCAGTGTAATAAGATTTATCACACATTTCTTCTATAAAGAACTCAAACTTACCAGCAGTTACACAAGAACAAAGCATTTATTTTATATTTACTTTTTAAAAAGTGTGCTTTAAATTGAGAAAGCCTGTTATTCTTCACCCAACAGACATTTTATTTTTATAAAACTACAAAGGATTATTTTTAAATGCTTTTTGTGCAGCTCTTGTATTTTCAACAGAGTCAATTACAAGAGCTCCATCAACTACATATAAAGCAACATACCCCTCTACATCACCTGTAGTAGAGTTATAATTTTTTAATGTAATATAACTGTAACATTCGTCACATACCATACCACATCCGCATTCTGCAGCTTCCTTAAGTGCTAATTTTAATTCTAGTGGTGGAATACCACTTTTTGTCTTTTTTAACATTTTAATTGTATTTTAAATTCAAAATTAGGAGTGGTTTTTACGCCACCCCTAAGAATTGATATGGATAGAAAAGGAATCACCTTTTGGGCTATCTTTTATTCAATATGTTATATTTGGTCTCCTGCACAATTGATAGCTGTAATAACTTCACAACTTTCTGGACTAAGTGTTTTAAGTTTAGTAAGAAGAGCCTCTACTGCAGTTTTAGTAGTTGAATCATTTTCAGGTACATCAATATTACCTTCAATTCCAAAAGATTGATATGTACCCATACCAGTTATTCCGAATTTGTCAAATGTAGAAAATCCGATTTGATATGTACAATATGATTTATCACATCTCGCTCTAACTGCTTTTCTTAGTTTAGATTGTTTACTAGGTAAACCTAACCAACCTGATCTATGATCTCCGATATCTCCAAAATCACCTAACTCTTCGTAAACATTGTTAAACTCAGCAAACTGAATTTGACTCCCAAAGTTAGCAGGTAATTTAGGCTCAAGTAATGTAGCCTTTTTAGACCATTTCGGATTCAATACACCAGAAGGTGAAATAATTTCAAGCTCAACCCTTCTGCCCCAAAATTGTTTAGGTTGTGTAATATCTAATTCTTCACAATCATATTTTGGTTGTAATGCTATAGCTGCAATACCACAATTAGGAGTTTCAGTTGTTCCTGAACTTCCACATTGTTGACATGTAGAAGCAGTTACAAAATCAGGAAATGAAGTAATAGCATCAGAACACTCTGTTAATCCTGTAATTGTAAAAGTGTCATCACATGTACTTACAAAAAGTTGTGCAGGACAACATTGCCCTTGTCCTCTTGTAACTACTGCAAAACCACTGTGCTTTCCTAACTCAGCTTTAAAAGCTTTTTCAATTTCCATTGCAGCCAATTCCAATTGGTCTACTAATGTTTTTGTGTCATCGGCAGGATCAGTTAGATTGAATGTATATTGAGTATTGTTTACAGTGAAAGTTGTAAGCTTTGCAAACGCATTACAATCAGTACAATCCGTTCCTACTTCAGGAGCAATGCAGTATGCTTTGAAATTAGGGTGTATCTTAACAAATTTTACTGGAACATCTGTACCCCAACCTTGAGGTGATGTATGAGGGTAAATTGTACCATCCTTAAGATAATGTTGTGAATCATTGTTAAGTAAATCAACTAATCCGCAAACCATTTCATCACAGGATACTGTTTGGTCGCAGCCATCACACGTTTCACAATCAGGTGTGTAAGAAACAACTCTTTGTTCAAATTGTTTGTTTACATGTGTTGCTCCTACCCAAGATAATGTGTCATTATCATAAATTCTATATCTAGCTGTTAATGTTTCGCAACTAAGACATCCTGGATAAATAGCCTCAATATGAGGCACTGCACACTTAGGGCCAAATGCATTAAGTGTATCAATTCTACATCCATCAATTTGTAATGGTACAAGCTCTCTAATTCCATCAGAAATTTTCTTGTTCATACTAGAATAACCAACTCCAATCTTTAGTTTAGAAATTTGATTTGCTGTGGTAAGATCTGCTGGCTCAATAGTTGTTGGTATAGAACCATCTTTGGTTTCAATCCACATAGCCAAAGCTTTTGGCGGTACATTGTATTTCTTGATAATAGTTCCATTATCTTCATACTCGCTGTACAAAGCGGTTCCACTTGCCACAAAACCAAGATTTCCCTCAGTACTTATGTGTCTTGTGTATCTTATTTTTTTACTCATGATTATAAATATGTTAAATTAAATTTTTTCGTTGTATATATTTTTGTAATTGTGTTTGAAAACCTTCTATATCTTTTACGTCTCTGTGACCTATAAGTACAGCAATGTCTTCTACTTTTATAGCTGAATCTTCATCTAATACAAAATCAACATCTTCTTTGATAATGGTTTCATCAGGTTCTTCATATTCATTTGCACATTTTAGTAAACTTGGAGCTTGTAATGGAACAATCTTTTTGTAATAATCTATACGAATATTCTCAAGTTTAGATTTATTATCTAAATATAAATGTAAAGAATCTCCCGAATCATCTGCTATTAATTGTTCCCATTCAAAACTTGGTTTTCTATATGGGCTTCTAAGGGCTTCATAAAGTTTGTCACTAAATACTAGTCTTGGTATTATTTCTTTATTTTCTTTACAGCCCTCACAAGAAACATTGGCAATTTGATTAACTCTTTTGTAAAAATCTTTTGGATAACTAGCTATATATTTATTACCATTTTTAGAAAAATTTAATTTTTGATCTTTTACTAATAATGGTCTTAATATGTTTTTATAATAAATGTCCATCTCTGCTAAAGGGATTATATTTGTAACATATATTTGATAAGCCTCGTTTATTAAAGGTATTAAATCAAGAAGTTTATACTCTTGCTCTTCACCACTAATAAACGCATTTAATTTACGTCTTACGTTAAATATAATCTTTCTAGTAGATATCATTATTATGCAAATTCCTCTAACAATTCTAACAATTCATCAAATTTTTCTAAGTTGTCGTTATGCATGTAGAAGTTTATAAGTAATTCATCCGTGATAATTGAATCGCCTGATATAGGAACAGCTTTTAATGTATAACCAGTCTTTGACCTCCTTATTAGATTTTTTCTAATTGCAGAATAAACAGCAGTGTAAACATCTAATTGTGTATTATCCATGTCGCTAAACATCAAAAACATATCAGAATACAATCTTTTTGTACCTGGCATTTTTTCATTGCCATCAATACAATAAGAATAAATTAATGTATCTAATGCTTCAGGGTCATTATAATTATCAGAATATCCCGGAGGATCTAAAATAGCTGCAATCTTTTTCTTTCTCTCATGACTCATTCCTCCAAATATTGTAGTAAGTTTTACCTTTTTACTAATATTTTTTGCCTTTGTCTCTTTTTCTATTTTAGGGCTGATTATCTCTAATTTAGAACCTTCTGTATCAAATTTCGATTGTACTTTGTTAGATTGTTTTACATTTGACCTATCTCTATAGACCCTCATATAAAACTCTTCAATTGCACTATCATTTGTTAATGTTTTAGATGATCCTACCATTTTAGTTGAAGTCCATAAAAACATATGGCTAAAAAATGGGTCAAATCTATTAACTAAAGATGTTTCATCAACAGTTATAATATCTCCTGTAGAATCCGTTAAACCTAAAGATTTAGCTATTCTTTTTAAATCTGAAACTTGACCATCAAAAGCCCATCTATCACCCTTCCAAAATGGAGTTAAATTCATCATTACACCAAGTAATGGTTCATCTTTACTTAAAGTTTCTCCAGAAAATTGTCCCTCAGAATTTGGGTCAATATTTTGTTGATTATATATATCCCCATTTGTTTTTAGTTGGCCTAAGTTGCCTTTTCTTTTTAAAATAATTACTTCTCTTTCCATGTTAAATTTACTATTTATAAATTAAAAAATTGGGGAGTATTTCATCCCCAATTTTTATATCTAAATTATTTAAGCGGAAGGCCTAAATAATAATATTCTACTTACATCCATTACGGCTAAACCAAATGTTCTACTCTTTCTAATTAAATATGCATCTCCAATATTCTGATCCCCCACAGTTTTAAAGAGTGGGTTTTTCATACCTACTGGGCCATAAGAAGACCAAAAACCAGGTATTTGAATATCTCTTGATTTATTAGATCTTTCAAGTAGTTGAACGTTAGGTTGTCCACCCCCCCAATCAAAAGCCATGAATTCGTGTGAACGTATGGTATATGATGAACCAGGCATGTATTTAGCATCAAACAATGTATCGTCAAACATAGGCATATAACCAACAGCAACACTACCGAATGGTTGAACAGAATACTTTGTAAATTGATATGCTCCTAATTCAAACCCTTTTTTGTTAGAATCCCAACTTTCAGAACTTTTTAATACAAAGTTTTCAGTTACTTGGACTGCCTGTGCTCCAAATTTTTCTACAATCCACTTATTCCAAAGTTCTAAACCACCAGAACCTGTCATTAATACTAAGTTTCTTTGGTTTACAGGAACTCTATCGTACCAATAAGACTTGATTTGATCAATAATCATGTCGATAGAATTAGTAAATGGATTGTATGTAATAATATTAGATTCCTCTAAATAAGCATACAAACCGGGAGTCGTTGTATATGGCTTTCTTGAAACAGGGTCTACACTACCTCTAGTCATTTGTCCATTAATCAAGATTTCTTGCATCTCTCTTTCAAAAGATGCTTCAAATTCCATCTCCATTTTATTAGTAATTCCTGCAATCATTGTGTTATCATCAAACTGAGCAGCAACCATTAATGAACCTTCCATTAAGTGAGTTTCTTCATCAATAGACATCTCCTTAGTCATAGTATGCATAGGAATACCAAACTCAATGTAAGAAAATCCTACATTGAATGAAAAAGTACCTGCTCTACCTGATAACGGAGATAAGTGTGATGCAGCTTGTCCTGATCTTTTCCACAATTTACCTACTTTTAAATACTCTCTAGGTATAAATGTATCTTTATTTACAAGAACAGCTCTATACTCTGTTCCGCCAGGTATTGACCTACCATGATCAACAATCTCAATTTGCGCTCTTCCGTTTTCAACTGGAGATACCCAATCAGATGGTTGTAAGTGATTAATTTCTGTTCTAAATAAAAATTCTTTACCACTAGAACCTAAATAAGTAATTTGTTCATTATTTGCATCACCTAAAGATGTTAATGTTCTTATAGGCTTACTATAAGTTCTCCAACGAACTTCGTTGTGTTTTACATCTTTTACTCCAGATGTACCTTTTAACCACTGCAAGAAAGGCGCTTTACCTTCAGAAATTGTATTTGAAGATTGTGCATAAAAACCTTTTGCTAACTCTGTTAAATCTGTGTAGTATGATCCAGTTCCACCTGCTGCAGTTAGCAAATGTTGAAAATCAAAATGACTACTAAAATACTTTTCGCCATTTGCTCCTTGCATATCTACAATATACTTCGATGGATATGGCGTTGTTCTAATTCCACTCATGTTATTTATTTAATTAAATGTCCTAATATTTTATTATGATAAATCTATTTCATACCGACCAGCTTTTTTTGGAACATAAGCTGTGTCAGAATTTTTACTATTTCGTTTTTTTATTGATTTAAATCCTTGAGAACGATTATGTATTTTAGCCATAGCCATTCTTAATTCTTCGTTTTCCTCGTTTGTTATTTGAGTCTTTAATTGCTCTTTTTCTAATGATCTAAATTTATCTATTTTAAATAGATATAGTAAATTTTCAAAATTTGAAAGATTATAGTACCAATTTTCAAACTCTGTTAATTCTACATCTTTACCTTCTATTTTAAATATTTTTTTATCGTTAAAAAAAGTTTTTAGCTTTTCTACTTCCATAGGAGATAGCTTTTCATTTTTTAACTCTCCTTTTACTAAAGCTTTATCTAATATTTTAAAATTATATTCTTTTTCTTTTTGTATTTGCTCTTCTCTTAAAGCAGTTTGTTTAGATTGTTCTTCGTTAAAAATTTCTATTTTTTCAGAAAAATGTTTCTTTGCTTTTTCTAATTCAGATTCCCTTTTTTTATCATCTGAGTCTATAATTAACATCCTATCATCAATTTCATCCTCTAAGAAGCCACGTTGTTTATAATAATCTTGCAACATCTTATCAGTAAAATTTTCATCAGCTTCGTAAATATCTATATTTGAATATTTTTTAAATCTATCTATTACGTATATCTCATCTATAGGTGTACCATTTTCGATGGCTTGTAGTAAAGATATATTTTGTTCATTTACTCCAGCAGAAGATAATAATTGTTGATATTTTGAATCAATATTTGCCTCTATTTGTTTGGATTCTTTTTCTCTTAATGCATTTATAACTGAATCAACAGTCATATTTTCATTTTCTAATTTAAAATCTTCTTCTAATATTCCTTTTGATTTTAAATAAGTTCCAAAAAATTGGGCAACTTCTATTTCTTCTTCGTCAACTTCAATTTCTTGCTCAATTTTATTTTCTTCCTCTTTTTTATGTTCAGAAGAACTTTCAAATTCAGTATTTTCATCTTTTTTATTATCATCTACTAAATCGTTAGTTTTATTAATATTATCTGTAGATGATTCACTATTTTCATTATTATCTATGTTATTACTTCCATTGATAATATTATTCTCATTTGCAATATCTGAGTTAATATCAGTTTGAGAAGTTTGTTCTATGTTTTCTTGAGATGGATTTAAAAGAACAGTTCCTTTTAATTCTTCTACATATGAAAAATCAGGTTTTGTATCGTTATTTAATACAGTAACTCCCCAGCTATTGTTTTTAGTATTATCCTTTTCCATTGTAAATATATTATATGATTTTTAATTTTTGTGTTTGTAAAAAATTATTTTTTGTATTTTCTATAAAGATGTTACTTATTTTTGGTAGAATTTGCTTTTATATCTAATTCTCTATTCTTTAATTTTACTTCTTCGGCTAATTTTTCTCTTTCAAATTTAAGTTGTAATTCTTTACTTTCTTTTAAGTCATGAATTCCATCTTTATTTATATCATTTGCATTAGCAATAGTCTGCGCTCTTATTATTTCTCTTTCTTGTTGACTATTTAAAACATCTAAATGCATTTTATATCTAATGTCTAAATCTTGTTGATGTTTTTGAGCTTCTAATTGCTGCTGTTGTTCAAATTGTTGTTGAGCTATTTGTTGAGACTGTTGTAACTGCATTTGTTGTTTTTTATCAACACGTTTCATTATATTTATCAAATCAGTTCTCGTTTCTGCTAATGATAAATCTACAATATCACCTGGAGACATTCCATTCTGAATAAAAGCTTGTAATTGATTTCTTAAAAATTCTATCTGTCTTGCCATTTTTCCAGAATTTTCAATCTTTACATTAAATTCTGAATACCAAAATGGATAACCAACTCTTAACTCTTCATAACTTGTTGCGGATAAAACATTTTTTAATTTTTCCATATTTTCCTTAAAATAAGGTCTGGATATATTAATAAGTCTATTTACCGATTTTTCAAAAACTTCTCTATGTGAATCAAACATAGGCTCTGTTTGATTGTATGATGACTGTTGTTGAGATGAAATATTGCTTTGCCCTGCGTATTGACCAACTTGTCCAATCCTAACAGAATTGAATCCCATTGCTTTATACAATCTTTCAATCATATCATTAATCATCTGTATACGCCCAACTATATCACTCATTTTTGACATGTTAACACTTTTGATAAGTTGTGGGTCTACATTTCCAAAACCTCTTTTTTGAGTTTCTATTAGAAGCAAATTGTGATCTTTAGCAACATTTAAAAAATCACTCCATGTCATATTATCTGGTTTCATGCTTTTTAAAAACACAAAAACTTGCCCCGTATTTGTTCTTAAATCTTTTTTTAACTGAGCAAGTTCCATATCAACATCTCTTTGAAATTGCTTTCCTAAATCAACAATAGATACATTTAAAGATCTGTTATTATATGTGTTGAAAGCTTTACCAACATATGGTAACTCAACATCATAAGGTGAATCAATATTTTTCCATTGATAAGGTAACTCTCTAATATTTAAATAAATTGGATCATTAGTTCCTAACTTAGTGCCTTCCCAAACTACATCTACCCATATTTCTTTTATTAAAATATCTTTTTCTATGTTTTCAACATAATCTTCAGTTCTATACTGTATATCTATTCCGCCTTCTTCATTAATTCTAAATACTTTATACATTTTTCTTTTGTCTTTCCAAACAAAATGACAAACACGTATACCAAAATCATATAATGATACATCACTGCCCCATTGTTCTTCTATGTATGCTTTTGCTGCTGCAATATTTGGGAAATTTTCCTTTTTTCTGTCATCTTGGCTTCCAAATTTTTTATTTAATTCTTCGCCTTTTACAGATATTTCATATTGATATTTTCTCTGACTTGGACTATCATCTGTTAATGGATATTTTGCAGTTCCAAAAACAGGTTCTAACATACGCTCTAATTCCTTCCAATGAGACTCTCTTAAATATTCACCATATTTTTGTGTAACTTCTTGTATAGTCATCCATGTTTCTCGTCTTACCCAATCCATGTCTTGAATCCACTCTTTATTCCTAGAGCCTCCATATGTTATTTCATCAGGAATTATATATTCAAATTCTGGCCCATGTGTACCAATATTAATATAAAAACAACTAACACCAGTAGCTAACATATGTACAAAAGATTTGTCATATTGCCTCTTTAAATCAAAATGTAATTCAAACCAATTAATAAGTTCTTGAGCTTGTTTTGCTATTGGAGATAAATAATCATTCTGCATATACTCCGTAATATCTTTTGGAGTCATAACTTTAGCATTGTTATTAGCCTCTTGTTCTATTTGATTTATTATTTCAGGTTGAAGTTGTGCAATATTAGAAATTTGATTTTGCTGCATAAAGTTTTGAATATAAGCTTGTTTTATAGGTTGTATAAACCTTTTGTCAAAACTATCCTTTAGCATTTTTCTGTACTCCTCTTCAGCTAAACTTTCACTATATTCAGAAACTTCTTTAACACTTAGTTTAAATGGATACATTCGATTTTCACCATCTAATGTTTTACAAACTTGAGATATAATGGGATTGTGTGGAACTTCTCCCATGTCTAAAGTTACCAACTCCCCATCTATTTTAAAAGTATCTTCTACTTTATATAAAGTTGTATCTAAACGACCATTCATTAAATCATAATTAATTTTATACTTTGTAAGCATTTTATGATCACGGTATGTACCATAATAGGTATCATAAGTGTCCATGATATCTATTTGTCGTTTAAAATTATTTGCTTCTTTTTGTTTTTTAGAAGTCCTATATTTTATGTTACTGCTAATAACTCCCATTAGTATTGATTAATCTTAGCCATTGGCCTTGGTTTATAATTTAATTGTTGATGTGAATATTTATCATAAGGATCATCATCGTCCTCTAAAGGTATTTCTATTTCTATTCCTTCAGTGTTAGCAAGAATAAGTGGTAACCCCATCATAGCTGAAACAGCATCAAAATTTGTTTTGTTTTCTATTTCAAAACTTACTAATTCAGAAAGAAATCTTGGATCTTTTATTCTATGGTAATTTCTTAAAATACAAATACCATCCTTATCCCATTCAATTTCTTTATTTAACCATTCTCCTAATTTATATAAATTCCATATATTAGTTCTTTCATGTGCGTCATATCCAAATTGATAGCCACTTTTTCTTAATTTTTGTGGTGTAATACCTCTAGATAATGCAATAGAATTCCAAGGTGTAGGTAGCATAAAATGTTCATAATTTTTTCTTAAAACATATTCAGCAAAACCTTCAGCATTATTTTCTGAAAATATTTTACCATTATAATAAGATGCAGCTTTTATCGCTTCATAAAAACCATCATCTATATTATCTCTCCTTCCTACAAATGATGCAACTATTGTATCAAACATTCCTTCATTATCAAATGCATAATCAGATTTGTAAACATAAATAGCTTGTAATGAAGAACCACCAATTGATCTTCTGATAGGGTCAATTAAAATATAGTACAAACCCTCAGGTGCATTTAACATAGGAGCTTCATATATAATCCAAGCACCATTTTTATTTTCTATTTTTTCTTCATCCCCATATTTTAATATGGGCTCAAGATTCCCTGAAAAATCAGATTTAAAATAAATTCCATTTACACTATCTTCTAAAGTTCCTATAGAGGAAAATTTTTCAAAATAGCTTCCGCCACCTAATTGCATAGCTGTTAAATCTCTAAGGTGGTCTTGTATACCTGATTTAGGTATATTTAATTTTGTTGTAGGTCTAAGTAATTCTTTTGGATATAAAGGATTCCACATTAAGTCATTAGAAAAATCTAATATAGATTTCTGCTTTTTTTCTTCTATCCTTTTTGCTATCTCAACAAATAACTCAGTTTTTAAATCTGTATTACCATCATTATCTCTGTTTTTCCCTTTATATAAAGTACAAAGAAATAAACCACATTTTTTATTACCTTTCTCCCAATAATTAGGTATTGGGAAAATATTATAAAGTTCAGGGTTTTCAAATATTTCTTTTGGTTCCCTAATAGCTTCCATATCTCCACCTGTACCTAACATAATAAGTTGACCAACCCATTCTCCATCGACTAATATTGCATCTTTAGCTGATGCATATATTGATTTTAAATTTGATTGAAATCCAACCTCTTCTATATATTGTCTTTTGTATCTATCACCAGTAAAAGCTTTAACATCACTCCTTTGTATTATTTGAACTTGTGCTTGACCACCTTTCAAAGGTTTTTGTTGTGGACTTTTAGATTTTAACTCATGTATAATACTTGATCTTGATGTTGTTTTCCAACTACCGGTAAATTTCTTATAATATGCACCCCATCTTTTTTTAGACTTTTCTGATTTAGCTTGGCTCTTTTTGGGGTAGTCATACATACCAGGTTGTAAGTTATATGCTCTTTCAAAGGCTTCTAATGTTTTTCCTAACGCTGCAGAATCAGATGATGCTATACCATATAATGCAGGTTTATTCATATCAGCCCTATCTTCAAATCTTCTTACATCTCCAAATATCCACTCGTGTAAAAATTCACCAATAAATACACTAAAACTTTTACCTAAAGTTCTAGCTGCTAATATAATAACATTGTAATAACCATTACTATAACCAACAGGTCTAAGTTCTCCTGTATCTTCATCCGGCATTAAATCAACTATAGGTCTACCTAAAGGTTTATTACGTTTGTCTGTTATTAAATAAACCTCTGTTAAATAAATCCAAGGATCAACATACTCTTTCCATTCTCCATTTGGTTTTTTAAGAAAAGGGTTATTATCTATTTTTTTCTTGTCGAAATCGGTTAACTTCTTACCATCAATTAATTTTTTTAAGTACCTATTACAAGTATACTTATCGTCATCCTCAAAACCAGAAAAACCCTCTGCGCACAGAAGGTAAGTGAAAATTATCCATTCATTGTCTCTTAAATAAGCATTTACAGGATTCCTTCTCTTATCAACAATAAAAGGATAATTTACATAAAAAAACAACTTAGGTGGTATATATACCCAAGTTCCTTCATCTAATTTATTATCTTCATCCTTATCAAAAACCCACTTCCCCTCTAAACAAGGATTTAAGAAATCATTATACCAATATTTCTTATACTTAAAACTATGTGGACTTAAATTCTTAGGGTGGTCTCTATGATAAAATAATTTTCTGTTTTTTACCTTATATGGAAATAAGTCAATAGCAAAATCATCAGTTTCAGTATGTTCTATTCTTCTGTTAAGTAATTCCACCATTTAATCCCCATATTTCTATTTCACTTGGATCATAATCTCCAAATAATTCTTGTTCTCCAACTTCTTCTTTGAATTTCAATTCTAAATCAATTGCATCATTAAGTAAATCTCTTCTTAATTTATTTAATTTAATCCTCATTTCATATTCAACCTCATCCTCGAAAGATAAATTTTTTATGGCACTTTCAATGTCAAAAATTTCATCCTTCATTTTAATTAAAGACTTATGCAAACTTGAAGTACAATATTCTTTATATGATTCAACTATGTGAACATAATCATCCCATACAAAGTCTTTATCTTTTATAAAGTTTTCATTTACATCTTTAACTAAATCAGTTTCAGATATTTCTGTAGCAAATAAAGGAGATTTAGCATCATAGATTAAATAAATAGCCTTCATTATTAAATCCGAGTTTTTCTCTTTATAAAAATCAGAAAATGGCCTAACTATTTTAAGTGCTGGATTTTGCTCCCAAAAACTACCTTCAATATCTTTTAATATAGCTACGTGCAACTTTTATATTTTTTTCTTCTTTACAATGTTCTCTATTTATAGTAATCTTATCTTCTTTTTTTATATCGCAATGAAAATATAAACTATCAGTTCTGTGCCTATGTGGCTCTTGTAAATTTGTTTTGTTAATCTTTATTTTCATATCTACAAATAACTATCAAATGCTCCACTCTTAATCTGAGAAGCTAATTCTCTAAAATTTTCAACTGTCCATTTATTAGTATTCCCATGATCATCTTCTAATAAAACTTTATCATTCTCAACATCAATAGTAACATCAGGACATGTTGAACAATTTTTACACTGTAAATTAACTTTTAAATAATTTTCTTTTTTATCTAAATATTTCATGTTTAATTTTTTTTTTTGAAAAATGGCCTGGAGGCAGAGGATACCCCCAGAGCCGAGGTAGGACATTATGAGAGGTTAATTGTATTTAAATGTAGAATGCAATTAAATACATTTACCTGTGATGTGAAATCTTACTATCCTTAACAGAGGATTTGTAATTCGTTTATTATTCTCATCTTTTGTGTATTCCGGTATTTCCGGATCTAATTTAACATATATATATCTACTTATATCCCCTTTATCATAAGCTGTATATATAACTTTTAACTCTTTATTACCTTCTTCATCAATAAGTATTGATGGATCTGAACATGAACATTTAGCATAAACATAATCAATTAAATCAGGATTTTGTGTACATTTAATTGTATTTGTTACTGGTTTGTTTAATTCAACTTCACCTAAATCAATGTCATATTTTTCCCATCTAGTTATATTCTTTCCAGTTATATTTTTATCCATTTCTGCCCATTTTATAAATTAAATTAATTATTTTTCTTCAATATTATACTATTAGAACTTACCCATTTTTCTTGATCGCAAGAGGCTAATGGGTTGTACATCAAACCTTTTATATTACAACCACAGCTTACGCATTTTCCTGCCTTCCAACATTCTTGGCATTTAATAACCCTATCTGCAAATGTTGTTAAATATTCATCAAGTTCTTCATAGTTGAAATCAGCTCCATCTGCTTTTATTTCAGACCACTTTCTAATTTCTTGTACTTTATTTTTATTTATATTACTAAAACCTTTTATCCCAATGTGTTTTAGTAAACTTTTTATCCCTATAACTTTATCTAAGGCTAGTATACCTACTAAAAATAGAAATAGTAAACTAAAAAATAATACATCCATATCTATAATTTATAACTACTTAAAATATCATACTCATCAAAAAGATAAGTTAATTGATCAAATTCTGTTTCGATTTTATTCCAAGGTAAAACAATTTTCTTATCCTTATAATTAATTTCTATCATAGGAAGTTTCTTCCTAAAACCTTCTGGTAATATTGGCTCTAAGTTAGAGTTAGATAAACTATAAGCAGTTATAAAATCTGGATTATAGTCTTCCCCAAATACTTTTGAAGCCGGTAAATATACTAAATCACCTTCTTTATAATTTTTAGAATTACTTTTTATAACTATTCCAATATTTCTAATTGAATTAGTCATAACCTTATCTTTGGTTTTCATTTCTCCTGTTACTGGATCAGGGATTAAAATTTTACTCTTGATACCTTCACCTAAATCCATTTTAAACATTCTTGTAAGTATTTTAGGATGATTATTTTCAGATGTAATATCTAACCAATCATAATCATTAAAATAACTTCTATCTTGTTTAAAATATTTTAATTGTTTAAAAAATTCATTTTTATAATCCATATCTTTTTTATAATTTATTTTTTGTTTTGTGTTAACTAATATATTTGAAATATCAATTTAAGTTTTTTAAATCAAGTAATATAATTACTGATATATATTAACATTTATTCTTCTTCGTTTTTTCCTAGTTGTTCTATATATTCATCCTTCTCTTTTTCATCCATATTGCTCCACTTTTCACTTAGTTTAGCAGCTTGTTCCTTAAATCGTTCTAATCTTGATGTATCCATAACAGGGTATTTTTCTCCTTTAAACTTAAAATACTGTTTACCTTTTAAGTATGCATCATACATCTTTTTATTTAGTTCTATAAAACCCTTTGCTTTTTGTACACATTCAGCAGTACTTAGTTCAGGTTCTTTATCATGGTACTCCCTCGCCTTATCTTTAATTAATTCTTTTTTATTTTCTGGTGTAACAACAACACCTCCAAAAGGAAATCTTTCATAATACTCCCATGTAATTCCTTTATTCTTAATATCCATATTAATTATCTTTTTTCAAATCTATCAAACCTGCCTTGTGCCCTGCCGTGATAGTATTCTTTTTTATACCTATCAGTTTCTTTATTATGTTCTTTTTGAAAATCCATAGGTATATTTCTCCAATATTGCCAAGCATTCTCTAAAACGACATCAGTTTCACCTTTATTTAGGAAATCTCTAATCATTTTATATTTCCTAAAATAGAACCTCTGTATACGTTGTTTTATTGGCCAATACCGGCGAATCCTATTTATAAGTAGAAACCTTGGTATTCTACCTTTTTTAAATTGTGTAAAGGATCTTCTTATAACTCTTCCTATTCCTCCAATAGTAGGCCAAAATTTACCAATAAAAGGAAGTTTTATTGTTGGCATCCTATCATCACATAAAAGATTATATATTCTATTAAAATAAAACCTTAAAATTTCTTCACCTTGTCCTACAGAAATACCTGCGTATTCTGCAGCTTCTTCTATACTATTTTTAGTAGCTATCTCGTAACTTTCGATTTTTCTTTCTTTAATATTTGTTTTCTGCATTATAAAGTAATTTATAATTAATGCCAGATTGTGTCGGCATTAGGAAAATATCTAACATAAAAAAATCTTCAATACTAACTTCAAATCCAACTTCTTCAGATAACTCTTTAGTTACAATATTAAATGCATCAACAGATAAAGCTATAGAGTCAATTTTGGAAATATTCTGTAAGTCATTTAAGTTTATCTCCTTAATTATTTTAGTTAATAATTTATTATCCATTTTCAACAGTTAAATCAAAAACTATACTTTTACTTACTATACATAACTCTAAAATATCATTTAGATAAACTTGCTTTTTTTCTCTTCTTATCCACTCTTTATCAGAAACTCTCTTCTCCCAGACTTTAACTGTATTTTTATTTTTAAAACCATTTTCTTTAAATAACTCTAAAGCTTCATCTGAAAATATATCTCTGTTTCCAGACATAATAACTTTAATAAGGAGGGATAAAAAATCAGTCTCTCTTTCTGTTAACCAGAAATCAATAGGTACATATAATCCACTTATAGAATATATTAATTTTTTATTATATTCTTCATTACTAAGTTTAGTTTTACCTTTTAATACAATACTGTTATCTCTTTTTCCAACTTTTAAATCCATGTATTTTACATATATATATACAAATATACTATACAATATACATAAAATGTGTTTAGGGTACAAAATTTGTATAAATTTATTACAATTATTTTAATACACTAACAATCTTTTAATTAAGGTAACTTATATTGTTACAATAATGCGGCGCAAAAACTTAATTCTTGAACCGGAATTTAATATCAATCAATTTGGATAAAATAATTAATTAGATAAAATTATTAATTAAATAAAAATAATTAATGTTAGTTGGAACTATTTTAATAAACAATGCGTTATAATATATGAGTACTTTATGGAAAACCATATAGTATGGTAAATCGGTTCAAGAATAATTTTTTAAAAATGCTAGTAAACATCCACTTTAATAATAAGTTTGTAAAAAACAACTTAAAGGAGTTATACCTTTATTATAAGTTAAGGAATTTTGCAACAGATTGTGGTGGTTGTTTTGCGAGCTTTAAATTTACTAACAATGAAAAGTACAAAGTTTTACCTAAATTAGAGGAATTAGGTTGGGTTAACTTAAAAGAATTAAGAGTTAATCGTTATAGAAAAGTTGTAACGAGTTTAAATTGCAGAAATAGGTATGCAAATATGGATATCAGCAACTTATCTTCAATTACACAATTTAAGTCTTTTTTATTGGCATCTTGTGAATATTCTATAGTTTTAAAAAAGGAGTATATAAATAAAGGAAAAGATGTTAACAATAACGCTATATACTCAAATGAATTAGCTGAATATACCGGACTTTCTACAGCTACTATAACTAGATGGAGAGCTTATGTTAAAAAATACGGCCACAACTCTTATTTGTACAAATTCACTAACTCTGATATTGACAAATTGATGGATAACAAAGCTTTTTATACAGACAACTCAGCTATCTTAAAAAAAGAAGTTTTAATAACCAAAACATCTTTAGAAATCTTTAATATGAAAAATTATAAAAAGGTTAATTGTTAATTAATATTATTATGACTATAAAAATAGAAGACACTTTTGTAGGGGAAAGTGAAGTAAAAGGTTTTACTTTTAAGAAAGTATTTGAAAATGATATAGGCTATGTTTACAAAGTAAATACCGGCTATAGCGAACATTACGAAGCATTTTACAAAAAAGAAACACCTATTTGTATAGATTTTAAAAATCGTATATACTCTGAAACAGATACCAAAGAAGTTTACCCTAAATCTAAAAATTTTGGGGTTTGGGCTTGGAGTGTTAACAGCTTAGAAAAAGGTATTGAAAAATTAAATTTAAAAACACTAAATCATGAAAAAAAATAGGAATTATAAACTATATTCAAATAGGGTCTATAATTTTATAAATAGCGATGAATCCGTTTCTTATAAATTATCTGTAGAAAAAGACACAGGTGTTATTATTATAACTGTACCGAATTTAGGAGTTTTTCATATTGATCCTATATTGTATTTAAGTAATGCTGCTAAAATTTTAACTATTAATGAATCATACTCAAATGAAGGTGTTGATTTAGATAATATAAAAACAATACCCATGTATGTCTTGGAAGAATTACAAAAATCTTTTATAGATGAGGAAAACTACGAAAAAGCGCAAGAGATCCAAAACGAAATCGACAGAAGAGATAAAGAGGCTTGAATTTAGTGAAGAGTATATTCAATCTAGAATTTGGTATGAGTATGAAAGAAAAGCTGTTGCATTTTTTGAAAATATTTATATGTTCTCAGAAAAAGATTATGAAGCAGATTTTCTAATGTTCATGAAAAAAGCCTCGAAAATATACTGTACTGAATATGAAGTAAAAATTGATCATTCTGATTTCCTTAAAGATAGTCAAAAAGTGATTAAACATAATAACTATAAAAATGGGATACTTTGCCCTAATTATTTTTATTATATAGCTCCAGATGGTGTTATATCTGCGGAAGAAGTTCCTGAATATGCTGGTCTTATTGAAATAGATGAAAAAAGGATGCGTAAGACAAAAAGAGCACCTTTACTAACAGAGGAAGAAATTGACATGTCTGATGCATATAGGAAAATGTATAACCGTTGGTGGGATTGGAGAGCTACTGATTATAAAGATATATTAGAGCATGGGCCTAAACCAAGGAGAAGACGATCAACTTATAAAAAAAGAAGAAAAAAAATATAAACAATGAGATTTATAAGTATGGATCCATCTATGAATAATACCGGTATAGTATTTGGTATAATTGATAAAGGTAGTAAACTATTATTTACAGATTGGAAGATTTTTACAACTAAACCTGGAGATGGAAGTATTGCGTTAGATACTGTAAGACGAGCCAAGAAAACAATGCATGGTATTAAAGAAGTAATAGATATTTATGAACCCAAAATAGCATTCGGAGAGTTACCTAGTGGATCAAAGAGTTCTAATGCTATGAAATCTTATGGTCTGTCATGCGCATATTTAGCGCTTTTAGACAATTTGGTTACTGTTACACCAACTGAGGTTAAAAAGTTTGTAAATGGAACTAATAGTGCATCAAAAAACGATGTTATGGCTTTAGCAGAAGAGTTGCATCCGTATTTTAATTTTGAAAGAAATGGAAATGGAGATATGGTTAAAGCTAGAATGGAACATATTTGTGATGCTATAATTATTGCTGAAACGGCTTTTAAAAAAATTATTAATAAATGATTAATCAAATATACTTAGAAGTAGTTGAATATTTAAAAAATGGAGATTATTTAAAAAATGATTTCTTAATTGCAGGAGGTTTAACAACTGTTTTATATTCTATATTATCATATATAAAACCTTTGCCTAGTTTTATTTATAATCGTATAAAAAGGTTATTTTTATATAAAGTTACAGTTGAGCAGAGTGATGAACTTTATACATTATTGTCATGGTGGTTAGCTGAAAATTACCCTGTGAAAATGAGAAGTGTTGAAGCATACTTAGTAGAAAATTTTGGAGATGATTACAGTAATGATGACTATGATTCTGATAATATAAAATATAGACATTTCTCAGATTTCTTCTTATGTAGAATTGGTTTTAACATTGTTAGAATAGAAAAATCAAGACAAAAATTAGAAAATGCTTCTACATTTAGGCGAGCTTATCTTGGCAAAATAACATTACAAGGCTTTTTAGCAAAAAAGCAAATATCATACATACTTGAAGAAGCTTTAAAATTGAGACCAGTTACAGATGATGGTAAAATAAAAATGATGAAGTTTGAATATGGTTCATGGCATCATGATTACGTTTACACAAATAAAACTGTCGATAACATATTCTTCCCAAACAAAAGTATAATTTTAGATAAAATAGATAAATTTCAAAAAAGTGAGGAGTTATATGAAAAACGTGGTATTGAGTGGTATTTAGGATGTTTATTTAAAGGGCCTCCTGGTAGCGGTAAAAGTTCGTTTTCAAGAGCATTGGCGCACTATACAAAAAGAGATATATATATATTAAATATAGCATCAATAAGTGACTCTTTCTTTCAGCAAGCTTTTAATGCAATTGGAAAAAATGCGATACTAATATTGGATGATATTGATGCTGCTGTACCAGTACGAGATAATAAAGAAAATACTAATGTTTCTTTACCAACTTTATTAAACTGTTTAGATGGTAGCTTAAGTAGAAGTGATATTATAGTTATTATGACAACCAATTGCCCAGAAAAACTTGATCCTGCACTTAAAAGAAAAGGTAGAGTTGATATAGAAGAAGAAATATCTTATCCGGATAAAAAATCAGTTATAGATTTCTTAGAAAATTATTACGAAACTAAAATAAATATAAATCTAATAAATAACGATACTTTTAACAAAAGTATGGTTGACATACAAGCTATATGTTTAGATAGTGATGATATAGATATCGCAATTTCTAAAATAAATAAGTTATGACACCTAGAATAGTAACAGAAAACGAAGATAAATTTTTACCCGATTTTATTTTAAATATGTCACTTCCTGAGTTTGATGAGTGGTTACGCTTAGATGAAGAAGAAATCCCTCAATTAGCATATGATAGGGGTGTCTTAGAAAGTGTTTATTATTCAATACATGGATATTATGAATTAAACACTTACTCAGAATATGTAGAGCAATTAATTAACTCACTTAAAAATAAAAAATAAAATATGCATTTATTTGTATTACATGAACAAATTGATAAAGAAACAACATTAGAATTAATAGAATGGATAAATTCAATTAGTGAATGTGAAAAAGCTTTATTAGTAATTGAAAGTAATGGCGGTGAGATGGGCTATGCGGATATTATAGTTGATATATTAAATCAAAACCAAAATATAGAATTAGTAATCCCCGATTCAGCTAGTTCTGCAGCAGCTTATATATTCTTAAAATGTTCTAATGATAAAAAAATAGGTCAATATTTTAGATTCCTTATGCTGCACCTCCCGGATTTATATTTACTATCAAATCAATCAGGAATTAAAGATACTATACACAATACTTCTAAAAAAGCAATTGATAGAATAAATAAAACATTTTTAGATTGGGCATCAGGATATCTTAATAAAGACGAGCTAAAACAATTAAAAAAAGGAAAAGATGTATACTTATCTAAAGATAGGGTAGATCAAATTTTAAATACTAAAACCTACATCCAATACAAAATTCACCTAAATGATTAATGTACTATCCCTATTTGATGGTATTAGTTGCGGACAAGTAGCCTTAGAACGTGCAAATATTAAAGTAAATAAATACTTTGCTTCTGAAATTGATAGACATGTAATTAATGTAACACAAACAAACTACCAAAATACAATACAAGTAGGAGATGTTATTAAACTGAAAGGTTCTGACTTTCCACATATTGATTTATTAATTGGAGGTTCACCGTGTCAAGGATTTAGCCTAAGTGGTAAACAACTTAACTTTAAAGATCCAAGAAGTAAATTATTCTTTGAGTTTGTTAGATTACTACATGAAGTAAAACCTAAATATTGGCTACTTGAAAATGTAGTAATGAAGCAAGAATATCAAGATATAATAAGTGAGCATTTAGGTATTGAACCTGTAAAGCTAAATAGTGCTTTAACTTCTGCTCAAAACCGTGTTAGGTTATATTGGGCTAATTTTAATATAACTGAGCCAAATAATCAAGGCATTAAACTTCACGATATCTTAGAAGATGTTGAAATTGAAAATCTAGCAGCAATACGTGGAAGAAGATTAAACAAAGCTACAATATTAGGACGCAGATTAAATAAAGAAGGTAAAAGACAAGATTATGATAAAACTGTACCCATTACCCAATGCCTTGAAGTAAGGGCATCTAATAGAGATAAAAGTAATTGTTTAACTACTGTAGCAAAAGATACTGTTTTAACAACACTAGAACCAGGAAGATACCCAGATGTTTATAATAGAAAATTACCTTATAGAAATTATACTAAAGTAGAAAGATGCAGGTTAATGAATTTACCGGATAATTACTGTAGCAGCATAAGCAATAACCAAGCAATAAAAGCAACCGGAAATGGTTGGGAAGTTGGTATGATAACACATATATTTAAACAAATACCCTTTAATAATTAATTACTTAATCTAACATAAAAATAATGAAATATTTAGTTCAATTTAGCACATCAACTTGTGCACCATGTAATATCCTCAAAACTAAAATAAATAAACTTATTGAGGATAAAGCTATTGATATAAAGTATCAATATGTAAACCTTTTAAAATTTGATACCTATGACGATGAAGTTAAAAACCTTTGGAAACATAATCCAGGTTTAAATTCTGTGCCAATTGTAGTTATTGTAAATAAAGAAGATGATAAGTTCAAAGAACCTGAATTCTTCAATAATTTAAGCTATACTGAAATACAAAATATAGAAGAATTTATAAACGAATTTACTAATACAAATGAAGTATAATAAAAATATTCCTGCTTATTTATATTTATTAGTTTCTTTACTATGGGTTTTTATTTTAGGTAATTATATAACATTAATGTATAAGTGCCAACAAACAATTGAAACATACCGAATTGTATTCGCTATTTTATTTATAATATTATTTATTAAACTATTTTTAAAAACTATTCAAAAATGATTAAAAAATTTACTGAACAAAAAAATATAACAGAAAAAATTATTGATATACCTCCCTCAATGAAGGATATAGAAAAACAAAAAAAAGCAACATTAGAATTTTTGAAAGAAAATAAATTTTTATACTTTCTACTAAAAATAAAAATACTTGAAACAAAGTATGATAAAAATGGAAATATTAACTTAATGAGGTGCAGCCCTTTAAATCCATTAAGTTATATAATATTAATTTATGACTTTTTAGTATCTTTAGTATACCAACTAAAAAATTACTTTAAATATGAGCATGTTTTCAAATACCAATAAAACTGAATTCTTAACTGAATTCATAACAAAACTTCACAAATTGTACAAGGGTAATACAATAGAAAAAATAAAGGAAGAAATATATTTTTGGAATAAAGCCCTAGAAGAAGCTAAAACCATTATACCGGAAAAAGCTTCTAATAGTAAAAACATAATCTACCTAGAGGAAGATGAAACATTCAAGGAAGCAATAACACACTATTTAGAAGTAGATGCCCCTGAATATTGTGACATTGTTCATTGCCCATTATCACAATACGAAGAATTATTACTTATAAAATCTGGTATAGACTTTACAGTAAGATTCATTAAACTAGATTACTTTACAGTAAGATTCATTAAACTAGATTATAAAAATAACTAATGGGGAAAAATAAACATAAAATACTTTAAAGTACAGCTACTATTGATGATTTAATAAAAGCTATAAAACAATTCTGGAAAGATCCACCGGAATCAAAAATTCATGTACATATTAGCGATATACATATTAACGATAGCTTGCTTCAAAAATCCTTTAATGATTTCCTCAACGAAGAAGAATAATTAAAATTTTAATTAATTTAATATCTATATAGCCCTATGCTTTTTTAAGTGTAGGGCTTTTTTTATATACCCCTACCATGTGTATGAAATATCATATGAATATATTATTCCTATGTATGAAATATCATGCAAACTTTTAAATATAACCCCTCTATGAAGCATATCTCATACCAATAACCTACCCCTCCGCAGCAAGAAAACTATTATTTGATACAATTCCCTCCTGTATACTCCTACTATACAAACAATATAAGTATACACACATACACATACATACAAACTTCCCCTCCTTCCATCTCCTCTCTATCTATTATGGTGTAAGATGTATACTATGAATAACAATATAACTTATAACATACAAATACCCATTAACCAGATATTAAAATTTATAGAGGTAGATATACATACCTAATGAGGGGGTCTCTATATAATTACCCCCGATAAGAAACCGGATTTCAAAACTACCCCCGTCAACATCAAAATTTGAATTTGAGTTTTGGAATAAAAACATATTAAAGGAATAAGTAATATGTATATGGCATAGGGTAATGGATGACATATTATAATAAATAGTAATATATAATATAATATATATATACAATATCTCTTACATACTTAATAACTTTAGGTGACACATAGATATATTTATAATATTACAATATATATTATATAATTGCGGCAAAGATATAGGCAAAAAGTTTAATATATAACTCCCTAGAAACCAGGAATTTAGCTTTTCATATAGGAGGGGATCCGGCATAACTGCTTGATAATCAATGATTTAAGAAACTATATCAATGAGTTATATATTACAATTATTTATATATGGCAGAAATAACATATTAAAGAAAATTATATGTGATAAAATTTTAAATTTACCTTTGCTCTCAATACCTCCATAACATATTGAAAACCAATAATTTAGATATATCACAAAAACTTAATATGAAATTTACCTTTTTAGGGGTATAGATTATATCGAAACATTATAATTATATTTGGTCCAGATTCCGATGGGAATTTAGCTTTTTTTTAAACTTTAAATTTTTATATAAAATGAATAATTCACACACAACAATCGAATTAAAAAACACAACAAGTGAAGCAGCATTATTAATTAGTGCTGCAAAGAATGTATATGACCAATGCGACACGGACACATTGGTTGAAGCATTAAAAGAAGGTAAGAAGTTACTCCCTAAGAAAGAAGTAACTGAGCGGACCAAGAGACGACGTTCAGAAAATAAAGCACATAGGGACAATTTGATGTCTTACGATAACTCTTTTAAGGCATTCCGACAATTGTTGGACCTACCCAATCGTGTTACCCAAAAGACTGTGGTAGAAAATATTGACTACCTGGAGGAATACACAAGGTATTATTCTACTGATGCCGACTTTAAGAAATTGGAGGATTCAGAAAATATCTATTGGCTTCGGATTGCGGATATAATTACTAATAAAAATAAATTTAGATTTTTCTTCACGTCCGCTCAATTGAAAAAAGTTGATGGAAACCAAGCGATTTCATGGGGTATGTTCATGTCCGTTATTGTAAGAGTGATAACGATGGATACACCCAAATACGATAAAATACTTGCATTGTATAAGCAATCCAAGTAACTGAATTAATACCTTGTAAGATAGGGTAAAAGTACAATATCTTACAAGGTATATTATCTTAATACTACGCTGATATATGTGTATTAATTATACATATGTAGTAGATTGGTTTCTGTATTAATTACAATTCCATACATTGAGATAACTTTGTTGTACTATATTGCCACAAAGTAAAA